ATAACAAACCCACCAAACATTCTAGCGGCTAGTTCTACATACCCTGCATAGAAGTCATATGTTGCTAGACCACCTGCATAGTTATAGTTTAACAAGTAAGTGTTTAAGATAGCAGATGAGAATGGATCAAATGATGATGCTCCAGGACCTGTCTCAAGTCCGATTGTTCTTCTATAACATTGTCTGACATTAATGAATTCACTGGGAAGTGTATATGTATCTTGGTTCTTATCGACAGTTAACAATGTGTAAGACTCTTGTACAGAATTTTCTGCACGTTGTCTATATACTTTAACTGCATAATTATATGCGGCTTCGTAATGTTCTGGATCTAATTCTAAATCTATAATGCCGTCGCCCAGTCTAAAACGGACCTGATCAAACAAATTTTCTTTGAGTTGTTCTAGGTTTTCGCCGTTTGGTACTGCTAGTTGTTCTGATGACATATTAATAAATTCCTATTTCTAGTATTTATCTGTCTAAATGTTTTTCTGTTTTATATAATTGAGCAAATCACTGGCTCTGGATAGATGTGCGTCTGCTCCATGATGTCCGTACTTAGCATTTGGGTTTATCATGCCTGCTTGTTTGTACTTTTCATAAAAACCGTACTCATTATTTCTGTACATGTAATAACGTTTAGCATCGATTTTTGACAAATAAGGTTTTAACCATTTCATGTTTCTATTGTTGAAAGCAATTCCAGAATTAGTCATTAAATATCTAACATTTTCTGCTTTAAAAAAGTATTGCAATGATAAGGCATCTTTTGCAGTTAAACATTCAGTATAAATTTCAGAGTAAACTAAGAATCTTTGTGCTGTTAAGAATTGTTCTTTTTCTTGTGGCGCAACATGATGTGGATCTGTCATTACATTTACTTGCACTGAACTTAAAAACGAAGGGTCAGCCCAATCGGCGCAAGTATCTTGGTCAATGCCTACATCATGTGGCACGGGTGCTTCTATTCTACAACTTTCTGCCCAGTTGACCAAAACAAAAAGATTGTTTGCTTTATTTGACAGTAGTTCTTGGTTAAGTGTAAACCAATTTAGTACACTACGATGTATTGCACCATTAGATGAACCATTTCTTGCAATATTGATAGGAGTATGATCCATCATTTTTGCTAATTGATTACCGAAACTTGCTTTACGATTGTCTGGACTAGATAATGTACCATCAATTTCTGAACCAGCGGCGTGACTACACCCCGCAATCAACATATAATTTGCCATGTATTAAAATGCCTTTAAAATAATCATTTGATCGTTGAATCGACCTTTGGGTTGAACACCTACTGCTTTGATATCATCAAAGAATTTGCGTGCCGCGGGCTTACTGCCCATAATCTCTTTAATTTGTTCTTTGGGTTTACGTAATGTTTTAATTGCACTTTTAGACTTGTCAAATCCATACAATGTATTACCCTTGACGAACATTTCTCCTGCCATATCTTCTGCGACATAGTGATGAAGTTTTCTTTTAGCAGTATCATAGCACCATGCTTCTTTAGACATATGCAATTCTGCTGGTCTGATACTTTCTAGTTTTAGTTTAGTTGTTTCACATTCAAAACTCTTTTGATACTTCAACTTCTGTGTTGCTTTCTCAGGAGTAATTGTCTTAGTTTTACGTTTAGCCCTGTTCTTAATCTTAAGAGCCTGATATGAATTTAATACGCCGATCATAGTATCATATGCATTTATGATACTTTTAAGTTTTCTTTTAGTTAAATGGTTGTATGCTTCAACTAACTGTTCATCTTTACCTTCAATAACTTCTTTGAATTCTTTTTGTTCTTTTGTATAACTTTCAACTAATTTAGGAATATGATTGGGTAAAGGATTATATGTGTTTAATACTCGCATGATTGCTGTATTAAATTTAACATCAACCTTTATCTTATCTTCAAACAGTTGATCCATAATACCATCGATCTCTCCACCTGCTTCCATTAATTTACCAAGCATGACTTCTTGTATAGAAGGACGATTAGGTTTGTCTTTTGCTTTTTCTTCTTTGACTTTAGCAATTTTTTCACCTTTTTCGAGCCATTCTTCTTTGAGTTTTCCAATATGATCCCAATGACCTTGAGGTGCATACCCAACTTTGCTTAAGAAAAATATTGTTGTTCCGGTAGAATTAAAGTTCCAGTCTGGATTTCTGAGAATGATTTCTACTTCTTCATTAGTGTAACCCGAATCTTTTTTCAACCAAGTTTTGCACTGTAGCAATCGTTTTTTGTCACCAATTTCAGTACGAATAAAATATTGACAATCTTGGAATGCTTTAATGCGTTCTTCTTCGGTTACAAGATCCTTATATTTTTCCCAGTTTGGTTCAGGTGTCAGATAAACTGTTTTTTGCTTTCGTCTAGCCATTTGATCCCTTTTAAATTTTAATGTTCATACTTAGTGTTCGCATTATACATTAAATAATTTTTTGATTCAACCTTTTATTTACCCAAATTCTTCGTCTCATTGTATTGAGATAAATATATATATGCCAAGATTAAGTTTATACCGAGAACAGAAGCAAAACGACTATCGTTTTTTAGACAGAAGTATTTCTGAACAAATGACCGTTGGTGGTACTGATCTCTATGTTCATAAGTATGCAGGACCCTTAGACCAAGGACCATCTAATGACTTTACACAACCTCAATACAGTCAAATGGACCCGACAAACATACAAGATTTGCTGTTCTTAGAGAACAGAGATCGAAAATATGAAAAGGATATTTATCGATTACGGGGCCATTATAACGTACAAAACTTAGACTTTGATCTTAGTCAATTTGGTTTATTCTTAAGTAATGACACTATTTTTATCAATGTTCATTATAATGACATGATCGATATTATAGGCAGAAAGTTAATGGTAGGTGATGTTATTGAACTACCTCACTTACTAGATTACAATCCATTAAACGATGATGCTACAGAATTTCCAGTAGCATTAAAAAGATTTTATCAAATCACGGATGCTAACTATGGCAGTGAGGGTTTTTCACAAACATGGTATCCTCATCTATGGCGTATCAAATGTGAGAAGTTAGTAGATAGCCAAGAGTTTCAGGATATCTTACGTCAACCAACTGATAAAGACAATTACTTAGGTGATTGGGATAAGAGTAAAACATACCCTGCAGGGTATACAATGACATTTGGTGATAAAAACTATATCGCATTACAAGAAGTGCCGGCAGGAACAAAACCCGGAGACACTGATCCAGATCCGTATTGGGAACTTGATACAGGCAAAACTCTTAAAGATGTATTAGGTCGATACAATGAAAACATTAGAATCAATGATGCTAACTTAAAAGAAGCGGCACGTATTGTACCGAAAGCAGGTTATGATACATCGAACTTATATGTTGTGCCAGGATATGGTATCTATGAAGCAAACAATGTATTTTCAAACAAAGAAAATCAGCCCGCTCCACCAGTCGATGTTCGATCATGGATGCCAGGAAACAATCCTCTTAGTGCAACTGGTGAAGTCATTACAATGAAAAGTGACAAGTATAAGTATGAATCATCAGGCATCAGAATACCTAAAGAAGTTATTGATGTGATGCAAGCCAAACATGGAGAAGCAGGTATAGACTTAGAAGCAATGATAGAAAAGTTTGTACAAGCAAACTTATCGATTGCAGTTGAAGCACCTGAAATGTCATCAACAGGCTCAGGGCAGATGGAAGGAACAAAACTTCTAACAGTTAATATTTCAGGACCCGTAACAGGTCCGTATGGTACTGCTGATAACACTTATGCAACAGCAGACCAAGATCCGACAGCGGCAGGGTTCACAGGTACGGAACCTTATGGTCCGAATACAATGGACTATCGTGCTGACTGTGATCCTCGTTTTCAATACATAGCAAGATATACTCCACGTGACTTTGGTTACACGTCAGGCTATTTAACTGGTGAAGGTACTCCACCAAACGGTTTACCCGCAGGCGCAGGTATTTCGTTCCCGGCGAGTCCACAAGTAGGAGATTATTTCTTGCGTATAGATTATACACCTAATGTTTTATATCGTTGGTCAGGTACTCTTTGGTTGAGAGTGAGTGAAGATGTAAGAACAACAACTGGATATACTTCAGAAGATACATCGCAACTTTCAGGCTTCATAAATAACGATGCGAATATATTTAGTAACAACGATGGAGCAAACATATCATCTGCACAAGGTCTAAGTGGTATATTAGACATAGCACCTGATAACAATCCACCAAGTGACGGAACCTAATGGCACAATATTTTTACGACAATCAAATAAGAAGATTTTTATTACAGTTTGCTAAGATTTTTAGTAATTGGTATGTAACATCAGGAACTGATCCTAACGGCAATCCTATACTTGTTAGAGTACCTATTCAATATGGAGATGCAAGTAGACAAGCATCAACAATTATAGCAAATAACTCTGCAAGTAATCTACCGTCAGCACCGCTGATAACTTATTTTATTAATGGATTAGAATATGATCAAAAACGTACACAAGAGCCTTACTTTGTAGAGAAACAGAATGTACGTCAAAGAGATTATAATCCAACTACAGCCTCTTACGGCGAGACACAGGGTCAAGCATTTACTGTTGAAAAATTGATGCCAGTTCCGTATACACTTAGACTACAAGTAGATTTTTGGACAACTAACTATCAACAAAAATTAGAATTAATTGAACAGTTAGGTACATTATTCAATCCATCATTAGAAATTCAGAACACTGATAACTTTATTGATTGGACATCATTAACAGTTGTTTATCAGGACGGTCTTACATTCTCATCTCGTACTATACCACAAGGAACAGGCAACCCAATCGATGTTTTGTCATGGAAGTTCTATTTACCCATGTGGTTAACTACATCTGCTAAACTTAAAAAGTATGGTGTTATTAACAAGATTATTACTTCTATCTTTGAGGGTAAGACTCAGCAAGATATGCAAGATGATGACTTGTTATTAGGTACAAGACAAAAAATATCTCCATACGGATATCAAGTGTTGTTTATAGGCAATTCATTACAGTTATTACCACAAGATCAACCAGATCAGCCTTCTAATTTCTCATTAGACAAACCAGTTAATCCAGACACTGATATATATTGGACATCTATTTTAAACATGTATGGTGCATACCGTGGAGGTATTTCACAAGTTGCATTACAAAATCCATATATGGATACAGAGATTATGGGTACGATTGTTGTTGACCCGCTTGATGATCGTTATTTAATTTATAATGTAGATGCAGATACCTTGCCACAAAACACATTAGATCCTGTAACCGCAGTTATTAATCCTCAAGTATCAGGACCAAACAACGGATTACCAGGACCAGTCCCTAACATCAGATATCTATTAACACAAGATATTGGATCTGACACTTCATCATGGGGTACAATAATAGGTAGTCAAACAGGTACATCAGTATTACCCGAATCACAAGTTGCAACTACAATGACTCCTGGCACATTATATCAGATTGCTACTATAGGTACAACTGACTTTAGATTCTATGGTGCACCAAATAATACTATAGGCACTCAGTTTACAATGAACAATGTACAACCAGAGGGTACAGGAACAGTATACACTGTTGTAGAAGCAAAAGCAAATGACATTATACAATTCAATGCAGATATTATGACTTGGTTTATTGCGTTTGATTCTACTATCAATAAAGATAAACTAGAGTATGTAACTAATTTAACTACAGAGATTCAATATCGTTGGGCGTCTACTCCACCTGATTCAGTTCAACCTGGATTGCCTGCTCAATGGATGAAATCTTATGAAGGTTATTACAATGAAGGTGACTATAGTATAGTTATTTAAAGGCGTCCCTGTCACCTACTAAATAATTGTATGACAATCATTATTAATCAATCAGCCGGTATTTTCTTTTACTGCAAATCAACTGCACGATCATTGTATCTACTACGCAACGAGTCTAAGAATCCTACTTGGTCTATTCCTGGTGGCAAGATTGAAAAAAATGAAACATTGCTTGATGGATTAAAACGAGAGTGTATGGAAGAAATTTCATATTGGAAAGATGATTTTAAATTAGTTCCTGTACAGAAATTTGTTAATAACACATTTGCATATCATACGTTCTTTTGTGAGGTAGAAAAAGAATTCATGCCCATTTTAAATGATGAACATTCTGGGTATGCTTGGGTAGGTAGTGACAAATATCCGAAACCTCTGCACCCCGGATTGTTCTCTACAATCAATATAGATAACGTAGTAGCCAAGTTATCTAGTCTAAAGAACTTATAGAAAGCCCTCAGAGACGTTCTAAGACATTTAATTACGATATCTATACACATAGATGTTTTGTATTAAGTCTGTTTATGTGATGATATACGAGGTCTCAGGGTGTATACCCAAAAAGAAAGGGTGACTAGCACCCCTTCTTAACTTTTAGATTACTTTAATAAGACATCCAAAATTCTATTAATGAATATCCTACAGAACCTAATACTAAACCTGCACCCATAAGCATCCATCTCCAACGTTCCAGGGCTGTAATTTTAACAGCCATTTCATCGTGTGATACTTGATTTGATTTTTGAAAATCAATCAACATCTTGTGAGTTGATGCATTGCCCTCTTTAATTAAATCAGAATTAACTTTAATATCTGCTTTAACATCTCCGAGGGCTGTATCAAATTTAGTGTCGAGGTTTTTAAACTCAACTTTAAGTACAGCAATGTCAGTATCGTACTGTTGCAATTGCTTTTGTGCGTTACTTTGTGCCATTTAGTTCACCAATTCCTTATGCTGAAGGAAGTGTGATAACTGGTTTCACTGAACCGGCTAATGGAGTACCTGCGATTGATTCAAACGTTGCCTGCATTCCAGTCTGATCATCCTGAGTATAGTCTGATCCACTATCATCAGTAAATGCTAAACCATTAACATCAGATACAGATTCGATGTAAGAAGTCGCCGCATTGTCATATGTACCTTCAATGCTCATTTCACCTGCAAGTAAATCTGCTTGTGCTTTTTTAACCATTGTACAGATA